CCGATGGAGGGCTTTGACAGAGAGAGGTCTGCTTCAGGTACGGCGGTTATAGACCCTGCCACGAAAATGAAACAGCAAGAGCGCATCGCTGCTCAGGCACAAGAGGAAATAGCCAGTGGCTCTGGAGGGCGGGACCTTGAGGCTACTAGTCCTGCGGACACTAGCGATGGTGACGTAGGAAGTTTTGATAAAGAGGGGGCTGGAGACAGCACAGCAGTCCAAGGCTCAGATAAACAGCTGGAGCAGAGAAAGCGCCTCGCTGCTAAAGAAAAAGAAGAGATTGCGGCAGCGGATTCGGCAGCGGCAGCGGCAGCGGCAGCGGATGCTGAGCAGCAAAACATAGGTGAAGTAATCCCCGGTAGGGACTGGCCGGTGATGAAGTATCCGCGTCCAGGAGACAGTGAGCCTAGCGGGGACGAACTATCGTCTATAATGTCAGACACTGATGTGGACATTTCACCTGTAGGTGCTGCGTCTACGGGTACGCCTGGTGAATCTGCTGGACCTAAGACAGTTTCTTCAAAGAAGAAGCAGGCGAAGAAAGAGGCCGCAGCCGACGCTGTAGCTAAAGAGGCCAAAGATAAAGAAGACCCACACGCGGACCAGGCAGCGGAAGACGCAGTTTCTCCTGAATTAGCCATGCAGTCGCAGGTTGACCATTACAGGGATAAGATAAAGAGGGATAGGGGTGAAGCACCTGCTGAACTATCTCCAGCAGAGAAGTTTAAAGGTGATCAGAAGTACGGAAAGACGTATGACTCTGCTATAGCGGCCGGTGAGAGCACAGATAGTGCACACGAGATCGCAGCATCTGAAACTGGACTTGAGTCAAAAGCTGGGTCTGACTGGCAATCCCCCTCTCAGAAGAAAGAATTATCAAATCAAAGTAAGGCCCAAGAGGCAGAATCCAAAGCTCAGTCTAAGGATAAGGAGAAGCAGGATAAGGAGCAGGCTAAGGAGAAGGCTGCCCAAGAGAAGCGGGACTCTCCGGCTGGAATGCTTAAGAGGGAGGGTACGTACAGTAGCACATATGACACTGCTATAAAGCAGGGGTACACCCCTGATAAGGCTCATGAGGTCGCTGCATTTGAGAGCGACCTGACTTCAAAAGCTGGGTCTGACTGGCAATCCCCTTCTCAGAAGAAAGAATCAGCAGCTGCTCAGAAGAATAAAGAGAAAGAATCAGCAGCTGCTCAGAAGAATAAAGAGAAGGAGGAGGCAGCCATTTCTGCAGACCTATCTGCTAGGGAGAAGCAGTCTGCTGATATCGCAGCAAGAGAGGCCGAGTTCGCTGAAGACCCTGCCGCAGACGCAGCTTTCGAAAACCAGTCTAGGCAAACCAGGGTAGCCAACTTACAGAGAGAGGCGAAAGCTGCGGAACGATCTGCTAAGATGGCTGCAAAGCCAGGCAGCAGGGAGATTATGCAAGACCTCTCTGTGGCCGGTGGAGGAGAGGTTCCAGAATCTACAGACAGCTTAAGCAGTCTGATCGGTAGCCCAGGAACTCCTTCTAATAAGCCTAAGAAAACTAGCGCCCAAAACGAAGAGAAGTTCTTCTCAGACTTTAATGCGGATCAGAGAAAAGAGGAGGATAAGAAGTTCAAAGAGTTAGCTTCAGACCCAAAGGCTGAGGACAAGTTTAACCAGAAGCAGCAGAAGAACCAGGAAAAGCTGTCTTCTAAAGAAGCCGCTGCAGACGCTCGCAGACTTAAGATGGAGTCTAAGCCTAGCAACCAGGCTATTCTAGAAGACTTGGCAGCAGCCAAGGAAGCTCCAGTATCCGGCTCCGACCAAGCTCCAGTATCCGGCTCCGACCAAGCTCCAGTATCCGGCTCCGACCAAGCTCCATCCGCTCCGCAACAGGAGCAGGGCGGTATTGAAAGCATGTTTGACACAACTGATGCCGCACCACCTCAGCAAGAACAGGGCGGTATTGAAAGCATGTTTGATTTAACCGATGACACTAGTATAAGTGAGTCCAGTTTTGAAAAGCCGACAGAATCTATGAGCCCCACTGCTGACGTAGCAGACCAAGGACCATCTCCTGTGGGCGCTGCGCAGAATCCAGACGCAGAAGCTGGACTTCAGTCGTTCTTTGACGAGGCAGACCAAGGAACCCAAGCATCGCCTGTTAAGGGCAGCAAGAAGCAGTTTAGGGATGCTAAAGCAGGGCTATCGGAGCAAGGCGTACAGACTAACCAAGCTATAGATAAGCAGGAAGCTGCTGCAAGCGCTAAGGCTAAGAGCGAGAAGGGCCGTGCAGACGCTAAACAGCAGAAGGCCGACGAAAAGGCTTCCGCAGCTGCAGAATACTTGCAGACCCCAGAGGGACAATCCAAGGCAAAGAGTAAGTACAGCAAGACCTATGATGAGGCCTTGTCTAACGACATGTCAGATTCTGAGGCGCACGCAGCTGCAGCGCAGGCTTCTGGACTGGACAGTCAGGAAGGGACCGACTACCAGTCAAAGGGGCAGAAGAAGGCGGCAGAGAAGCAGGCAGCAGCAGACGCTAAGGCAGACGCTAAGGCAGGCGCTACGGCTGGGTCCAAGGCTGGGTCCAAGGCTTCTACTTCCGGAGGCCTACCCTTCTCACAGATGTACGGAGCTGGGGCTGGCATCGGGTCAAGTATGACTCAAGAGTCTGGGGCTGCAGGGTCTACTGCATCCTTTGCAGCACAGAGAGCACACCAGCTTCTCAACCCAGACCTAAGGTCCAGTACCTCTCCTACCTTTGCAGGTACTGGTACTGGCGCTAGGACAAAGGACCAACACTCAAAAGGCACTACGTCTGCAACAGCACCAGGACAAGGTATTGGCAAATCCCTTGATGACCTGCTAGGAATGTAAAATGGATATAGAATTTTCGACATACTACAAATCTCTAACTACTACTCATAGAGTAGATGAAGAGTTCATCGTTACGAAGGCGGTGGAAAAAGGAGTCGTTCCTGTAGAGGTTCGGTACGGTATTATGAATGGTGCTTATCGTGGAGTGGTGAAAAGCTCTAATGAAATTTTGTACTACTTCTCGTACGTTCAGGCTAATGACGCATTCTCACTGATTAAAGCATCCGACCCTTCTCAGATTTACGAGGCAGGACGTATGCTAGAAAAGTGCATGCTTGGGTGTGACTTAATAAAGGCTGAGCCGAGCGACTCTGCAAGTGGTGGTATAAACACTATTGAAGAGGAGCACGACATTGCAGATCAGGACGATCTTAGGACCGATAAGCACCCCGCTGCTGCGGGCATAACAACTCCAGACAATCCGTCGCAAGGACGTATGTGGCACGAGCAAGAGATGCCTGCGATGACCAAGAGCTGGGACGCTAGCTCCCTTCTTGACAGTCTTAACGACAACCTGCGTAAGAGTACCGAAGGACTTCTACCTCCTGTATCGAACATGGAGCAGAGGTTCATTGTAGAGGTACTAGGTAGGACCCCAGACCAGGTGCGGCGCGGAGATATCTATATGAACCCAACCCAGAAGGTCATGTACCAGCAGTGGCTTGGTAAGTCTATGATGTCTAAGGTAAGCGGCCTATCAAAGTGGTTAAAGAAGTAACATGATTATCAAGCCAATAACATTTTCAGACATCGTTTCCTCCGTTACTGAGGACAGCGGTGTAGGGTCCGTCGCGGCCCCGGGCACAGATTATGGGGCTATGGTGTCTGAAGTAATAAAGATGCAGATGGCTACTAACCACATCATGCCTATGGTTAGGGATGAGATTAAGAAGGGTGGTTGGAGGCAGATCCCTAACGCGGAGGCCGCAAGAAGTTCAAAGAGCTGGTTTTACGACCCACTAACTCTGCAGTATTCTCTAGGGTACAAAGATAGAAGATTTAGTCTAACGTACGACATGCTCAAGAAGATGGCCGCACAGCTTTCAATCGTTAGTGCAATCATAAACACTAGGTCGGCCCAGATCTCAGCGTTCGCGCAACCGTTTAGCCAGTCTAGGAGCCTAGGATTCAGTATCAAGCATAAGGACTCCGACCACGCCACAACCTCGTCTGAGCTTGAGCACATTAAGGATCTTGAGCGGTTTATTATGAACTGCGGCAGAGAGCCAAATCCTTACTCAAGGGCCGGAAAGAGGGACGACTTTGAGGACTTCCTACGAAAGCTGGTAAGGGATTCGTTGACATACGACCAGGTGTGTGCGGAAGTCGTCCCGGACAGGCTAGGTATCCCGTATGAATTTGTAGCGGTAGACGCATCTACTATACGCATCGCTTCAGATGATAGGTATGTGGGTATAAACAGTTCATTTCATGAGAGACAAGGATTCGTCCCAGCAGTACCTGGAAGATTCCAGAACATGTATGAAGGGCGACAGTACGGGCAGGACGAGGTTACCACCGCTTCTGGAGAGCCTGTGTCGTACGTACAGCTCATCAACGGACAGATAGAGAACGTGTACAGCGAGTCCGAGCTGGTATTTGGAGTAAGGAACCCTAGAACCGACATTTATATCCAAGGATATGGATATGGTGAGCTTGAGCAATTGATGACAATCATCACCTCTCATCTATACGCTGAGGAGTACAACCGTAAGTTCTTTAGCCAAGGAAGCGCTCCCAAAGGGCTGTTGAATCTGAAAGGAGACAACTGGACCCCAGAGATGCTGGAAGAGTTCCAGAGGATGTGGCAATCCCAGGTGTCAGGCGCAGAAAACGCTTGGAAGACACCAGTTCTACAGTCGGAGGGACTAGAGTGGATCGACCTAAACAAGACTAACAGAGAGATGGAGTTTGGTCAGTGGATGGAGTACTTGATCAAAGTCACCACTGGCGTATACATGATAGACCCCGCAGAGCTAAACTTCGACCTTTCAGGTGGCGTGTCTCAGACTCCATTGTTTGAGTCTAGCTCTGAGTGGAAGCTGAAGGCCTCAAGAGACCGGGGACTAAAGCCTCTTCTTAAGTTCTTTGCAAAAATTATCAACAAAAATATCATAGATAAGATTGACGACCACTTCACCCTGGAGTTCATAGGCCTAGACGAGCTTAGCGAGACAGATAAGCATAACATGCTCACCGAGCAGCTTGCCGCGTACATGACTCTGAACGAGGTGAGGAGGCAGTTAGATCTTCCAGACCTTCCAAACGGAGACGTACCTCTTAATCCCACCTACCTTGACTCGGTTCGGCTAGCTAACGAGACGAAGCAGCAGGAGCAGCAAGCGGAGCAAGAGCAGGGAGCTATGGAAGGGGCGGTGGAGGGGGAACCACCACAGGAAGGAGGCCTTCCTGGGTCGGACCCGATGCTTGAAGACGAGGGGCCCCAATATCCAGACCAGTTTGGTATGAGCAACCCGTCAGAGGCGTTTGGGGGAGAAGGTCAGTGAGCTTTACAGCAAACATGACTCCTAAAGAGGTCGAGGAGTTAGACAAAGAGCGGGGGAAGAAGTTTTACGATGAAGAGGACAGCGTTGAACCTAATAACTGTCCAGCTGATAGGAAACCCTGGCTTACTAAGACGCCAGTTAACAAATCTGGAGATAAAGATATGAGTGGAGCAGATATTTTGAAATCGTTTTTTAGTAAGTCATACGAAGAGGATGGTCTAGACATTATGAAGGACCAAGGTGAGGATTCCGAAGAAAAGATTGAAGTGGAGATCGAGGTAGAAAAAGCCTTGAGCACTAGGTCTATGCATGTTCCTAGGCCCCATGGGCCTTATGACAAGTTTGACATTATGCGGTCTGCTACCACTCCAACTACTCGTGGTCACTCCAAGCTCAGGGGGCCTGAAGGGGTCGCACCTCTGATTGGGGACACTATGCGTACCGTAGAGGACGACGCCAACATTACGGCTCGACACACAATGTACAAAAGTTGTGGCTTCCACGGACTAACCCACCGAGCAGATACTGGATGTGTCATGTGTAACCACTCCGTAAGCAAGTCTGACTCTTGTAAAAAATGTAACAACGTCATGGAGAAGGTAAAAGGCGGAGTAAGCGCCTGCACTTCGTGCAAAGAATGCGGGTAATAACATGTCTAAAAAAGGAAAACTATACATCAATACCGACAAGAAAGTGCCACTAGTTATCGGCGCTACCCCTCCAAAGCAGGGACAAACGGACCTAGTAAAGTCCGTGAGATTATACATAAGGATTAAATAATGGGATACAACGGACCAAGAGTACCTCTAAACATGCAAAAAGGTGGCATGGAGAAGGCTGTAAAGAAGAACCCTAGTTACGAGTCTGCCAGGGCAAACCAGATTCACGAGCCTCAGTACGAGAAGATGACCGACCGAGCAGGTGTGGCAGACCAAACCAGGATTAGGCGTTACCCTAACGGTGAGCTTGATTACCGGTGGGTTATGCTGACTATAGTGGACGCTATCCACAAGGCGGAGTCTGGGATGTACCTCACTCCGGTTGAAGAGTCTTTGCTTACTGTATTCTTTCCCCTAAAGTTCCAGAAGGTGGAGTCTGCGCAAGCAGAAATCAGGACACAGCTGTCCAGTACTGAAAAAGCTTATCTAGAAGAGATGGTAGAGCGGCACATCAAAGAAGAGATGAACTACAACGCCGGTCGCGGAGGCGGAAGCGTTGAAGGACGCGGCAGGACCCTAACGGAGTAATTATGTCTAAGAACGGAAATTACGGAAGCATTCGGAAATTGAACTGGGTTGCACCCAAGTTCGAAGAGAAAGTAACAAAGTCTATCCCTCACGAGGAAGCAGGTGACATCCGCAGGGATTATGGCACTCCTCCCACCAGGGGGGGACATACTGCCCTTCGCCCGGCAGTTCGTACGGACTACGGTCCAGACCTGTTCCTAGATAAGGCAATCCTGCAAACTCCTAGCATAAATGCAAAAACTGGAAAGAAGCAGTTTTCTCGAAAGAGAGACGCTACTGGGAAATTCGCCCCCGCACAGTCCGCTGGAGCGCAGTCTACTGCCGAGGAGGATAAAGTAGACCAGATTAGGGAGGACAACTTGAGGCAGGCTAGGATGAGTGATAGGCTGCACGGTAAAGGTGATCCGTCCAAAGGACAGTCAAACGCTAAGAAGGCTATCCCCGGAGCTTCTGGTTCGGCCATGCCAATGAGCAGTGTAAATGACTCTACCTCACAGATGGTCGGGACCACTACTAGTGGTCAGCCAATTTATGACGACCCGTACCATTCTGCTCACCAACAGTTCGGTCAGCCTGAGCATGAGGAAGCTGCAGACATTCACGGTCAGATGGCTCAACAGATGCAGGCATCTGGGGATATGGCAGGTGCGGCGCGGCATCAAGCATCGTCTGAGGCACATATGCAACAGGCTCAGGACGGTCTTTCTCCTGGTAACAGGTTTATGGACAACCTATTTAGTCAGCAAGGGGCTCCAGAAGTGCAGCCAGAAGACATGGGGCAGTTTTCAGACCTCCTTGGTATGGGGGCCGACCAAGGCATGGATTCTAACCCCGCTATTGCAGGGGACGGTCCAGAGGCTATGATGGCCCAAGACCCTATGGCTGGCCAAGACCCCATGGCTCAAGACCCTATGGCTGGCCAAGACCCCATGGCCCAAGACCCCATGGCCCAAGACCCCATGGCCCAAGACCCTATGGCTATGGACCCCATGGCCCAAGACCCTATGGCTGGCCAAGACCCTATGGCCCAAGACCCTATGGCCCAAGACCCTATGGCCGGTGGTGCTCCACCCCAGCCTGACCCTCTGTCATCATTCCTGGGGCAGGACTCTATGGAGCCTAGCATGGATCAGAATAAGCCCTTGGCACCAGATCCTATGGAGCCTGGACCAAAGCCAGGTATGATTGATTCTGCTACTGGAGGTCCTATCGGAGAGCAGACAGACGTATCAGGCGCTGGTGAGGAAGACTACGCATCATTCGACATGTCTGAGCTTATGGACGAAGCACATGGTATGGGTGCTGAGCCTGATATGGGTGCTAATCCTGATATGGGTGCTGGCGAGGAGGACGTTGATGTCCCAGAGTCGAACGCAGGATTCCCTGGCCCAGACGCAGGATACAACGAAGAGGAAGAGCCTGTAGACGAGGACAAAGCCACATTTAAGGCTCTAAGGGCTCTATCGAGGTATGTCTAAGATAGAGGACCTTATACCTGGTGGCGCTGCAGACGGCAAAACTCCTAAGGACTTTGATCCTGCTTCTCTTAAGGAGGGGCGGGATCATGAGCTTGAACACACCACCAACAAGCCTCTGGCTCGTGAGATAGCCATGGACCATCTTGAGGACGATGAGGACTACTACGAGAAGCTTGGGAAGATGGATAAGTCTTATGATGAGCCTGCCCAAGAGGTGTCTCAACCGCCGGCACATCAAGAAGGGCAAGAGGAACAAATTATGCAGCCTATGCTCGACCCTTACGACATGAATGCCCTACAGTCAGTTCAGCAACAATACAATAGTATCGGTAGCATGAATGACAAGGATCTGCTAAAATTGGCGCAAGCAGTATGGGGTGACGGTTATAAGTACCGCCCAATCAGCCCCAATCAAGTTAGAGCGGAGCTTAGAGGCTTCCTACAGGACCAAGTCGAATGGCTAAGAATGAACCCAATGGCACAGATGCTCCCGGAGATGGGGTACGTAGCGACACCGCAAAAGATGCCGCACTCCTCAGATTCATCTCCGATGTATGGTCCTGGGGGAGAAGACTCAAGCGACCTATTAAACGAGCAGAATTTGGACGGCGTGGTATCTCAAAACGAGAGACAGATCGGCTCGAAAAACTCGGGGTTTTAAAAGCCTCTGGAAATGGATATTTAATCAATGACGACCTCGTTGAAGCGCTGAGGAAGTAATGCATATATGTTAATAGCTGAGGAGAATAACAGATTTGTATACGCCCTACACTGTCCATGGACTGGCGAAGTAAGGTATGTAGGGAAGACTGCGCGAGGATCGAAGAGACCTCCGCAACACTTAGTGCTTTCTTCGTGGTTTAAGAAGTCTACTCACAAGGAGAAATGGATTGCTAAGTGTGTGAATGCAGGGCGCAAACCAGAGTGGTCTATTCTGGCTTACTGTTGTGATGATGAATCCCTTGATTACAAAGAAATAGAGCTTATAGCGCTGTATAGGTCTATAGGATTCAATCTTACTAATAGTACTGAGGGGGGAGAAGGTGGAATACCTACAGAAGCCACTAGGAAGAAGATGTCTAAGGCGCACAAGGGGAAGAAGCATTCCCTAGAGACTAGGAAGAAGATGTCTAAGGCGCACAGGGGGAAGAAATTATCTGAAGCACATGCGGCCACGCTTCGTGCGGCTAATACTGGAAAGAAGCATTCCCTAGAGACTAGGAAGAAGATGTCTAAGGTGCACAAGGGGAGAAAGCATTCCGAAGAATCTATAGAAAAAATGTCTAAGGCAAAAAGGGGGAAGAAACACACTGAGAAATCAAGACGCAATATGTCTAAGGCAAAAATGGGGAAGAAATTGTCTGAAGCACATAAATCCAGTTTAAAGGCTTCTAGAATTTCGACAAGGGACGCCAGAAGAAACGCAGAACATTATGTTCCTAGGGCAAACCCACACAACATAACATTAGATCTTGCTAATAAAATACGAGAAGAGTACGTACCAAGGAAGAATGGGGCTGCTGCCTTAGCTAAAAAGTATGGCCTCACTAGGATGATAGTTAGGGGTATCCTAACTAGAAAGACGTGGGACAGGTAGTGTTGAAAAAATCAGACGGAATTCTTGACCTAATGAAGGCAGCCGACCCGCTAGCGTCTGCCCGTGCCGATTCCCCAACCTCACCCACCAGTGCAGCTCCGGTAGGGGGCGGGGGAGGTGCTTCGGCTGCAGGGAACTCGTCTGCGGGAGCCCCCGCTGCTGGAGCAGAGGGTCGGAAGCGTGGAGGAAAGTACATCAAGAGGGAGTGGGTTAACGGCTCCTGGAAGTACACCTACCAGGATGACCCAAGCGAAGGCGCACACGGCTTTGCAGATGCTTTCAGGGATACGCACAGCGTAGACGCTCTACCTCAGCACCACAACCCTAGCGAAGACAACGCAAACGCAGAGGAAGCCTACAGGTTAGCTAGGCAGCAAGGTCCACAAAATGAGCCTGGGAAAAAGGGTGAGATTACGATGCCCGCCACAGGGCAGAATTTTACGGTTGAGCTGCGCAAGGCTCCTCCATCGGCGAAGCACAATTGGGAGATTAAGCTTAAACCAGTAGGCCCTATGATTAATGAGGACTATATTACCGGACCTTGGGCAACCCACACAAGTAAGGCGACTCCCGAAGAGGCATGGGACGAGTTCAATACGTTCATGCGGCTTCAGCTGGCAGTAGACTCCGCCGTAGCCAGTGGTAGGATCAAGACTCCTGAAATAAAGGATAATATCACTGGCCGTGTGCATGGGAGGGTAGTCAAGGTAGCTCAGCCGTATGACAAAAAAACTAATCGATTTATTGATCCAAAAGGCAAGAAGATAAAAGAGATCTCTAGAGGTTGGAAGATTGTACTTGATAAGGGTAGCTTCCTTTACAACAAGTTTTCAGGTAAAACCACTATTTATGCGCCTAATGAGGCTAGAATTGAAGAGTTTGCAAACCACCTAAACAACGCTGTAAACAGGATTTCATCGCTTCTTAAAAGGCTTACCGACCTGGGAATCTCCACTAATATGGATGATTATACCGCAGACTCCATGAAGAGTAGGGGTATGGATACCGGTCATATTCTGGCTTCAGGCGCTCTTCCCATTAAGGCCGGAAGAACTGGCCCTGGGCACGGTCTTCGTAGGCGGGCGTACATGAATGACTGGGGTTCCGACGAGAATCGATTGAACGCTATGAGGGACATCGCACGTGAGTACGGACCCTCAATTACGGCCATAAATAACCCGAAGATAGACCCTGGAGAACTGTCCAACATGGCTGCGGACCCAGCCGACGCCCCAATAGTAGGAGCTATCGGCGATATTGTAGACACCTGGCACCCAGATACTAAGAGACCTGGCCATACCATGGAGTACGAGCTAAAGAGGAGAGTACAATCTCGTGTCGCAACTAAGGCTTTTAATGTACAGGCCGGGAATGAAGGCTTCGCAGAGCTACAGAGACTAGACGCAGAAGCCCGTGCGGACGTTGCGGCGAATGCACCTCCTCCTGAAGTAGAGGTTGCTACTGCGGAAGAGAAAGAGGAGTTCAAGCTAAGCCCTCAAGAAAGAGGCGCTCTCAGGATTAGTGATTTAACGGATAGGGCAGACTCGTTTATTCAAAGTGCAAAGGACGAGGACCTAAAAGCTATAGCTAATCAGTTTAAGCAGGCTCTCAGTGGAGCAGGTTCAGAAGTCGCTGAAGGAGGTGACGGAAGAGTCATAACTCAAACTGTGGACGACGTCAGAGATTGGGCTAACAGGGTGCTAAATAGTCAGGGGCGTGGTGCTGATATCGTTACGTTAAACGAGCATCTTTGGCCAGTAGAGAAGTCATTTAGGTCTGTAGTAGCACTGGAAAAGGCTATACTAGCTATGTCAGAAGAAGAATACTTCGAGAAAGCCAACTTCACCTACTCCCACAAAGAGGGTAACGACATGTACCCTAGGTACGTGTACAAGGATGAAGCAGGGAATGTGTCCACCAGGGGCAACGCCCCTCAAGGACACGCAGACTACAACAGCGCGTTCGGAGACGCAGCAGACGATGCCATGTCTCCTGAGAATGCTCCACAGTTCTACTCACAGGATGGTAGGAAGCTGTCTAGGGCCCCGTACACCGGGGCAGACGTCCAGTGGAACCGGAACTACCATCGCAACGACCCGGAGAACCTATGGGCCGCTAGGTGGGTTAACCCTGTCACTGGAGACCACGAGTACTCATATATCGACTCAGACCTTCGAGGAAACCCACAGTTCCAGATAAACCGGCAGAATTCTTTAACAGACAACAGACTGCCGCACTTCCGGCAGTACGTAGCTGCTTTGTTCAAGTCCAACCACCAGAAAGATAAGATTGTGGCTGTGGCTCTCGCACTGCTAGACCAAGGCAGGTTTAGGGTTCGTGAGCTAATGGCTCTAAAGGTTGGCGACGTTAAACTTACCAGAGAGATACTTACTATTGGTAAAAGGAAAGTATACGGGGGCCCTAACCTAGTGCAGCAGTTAGGGGCAATGATCTCCAATAGGGATCCGGGTGAGCCTCTGTTCATGGTGGCCCCAGTTAGTATGGATGGAGACATGGACTATTCAAATATGCGAAGGATAGGGCCTCACTTTATAGTTAACCTACTCGAAGAGGTAGGAGTCAGTGCAGAGTCCTTGCAGACCTACCACGCAAGTCAGACGTACTCCGTAGAGATACAGAGGGTATTTGGTTCTCACAACGCTAACTACGATGCTGCGCACCACTTCGCCCTCCTAGAGGTGGCGTCCGAGATGGGGCACGACTTGGGGAGGGTGGAAGATTTTGAGAGCGCTATCTACGCTATCGAGAGTGCAGCCGTAGACCCAATCGTAGTACAGTCCATTAAGCAGTCATGTGAAAAGATGGGCATAGGTACCGGTGGAGACACGTCCCTTTCCAGATTTGTACACGACTCAGTACCTCAGGTGTCAATGGTGTTGACAGGTCGCAATGAAGATGAAGAAGAATTCAGCAGATGGCTAAGGACTGTACCAGTGCATAACTTCCAGGCAAAGGCGGCAGCGTGAGATTATCCCAAATAAAGTGCTCCTGCTCAGAGATTGTTCTAAAGTCTGTAGGAGACAACGAGAGCAAAATAAGGTCTAAAATACTAGTAATTAAGGGTGATGAAGTGTTTGCCGTGTGTAAGGGCTGTAATAAAGAGGTACAGGTACCACTGCAGTTAGACAGAGATGTAGCTAACCCACCACTTTTTATTAAAGATTACAAATAGGGGTTGACAGACCCCTACTTTTATTGATACAAAGTCTATACACATTGTCGCTCCAATAGAGGGAGGACTTCGTATCAACGAAGTTCCTCCTTTACTTTTTTTCGGCAAGTGTAGACCTGTCAATTAATGTCTAAAATCGAAGAAACATTCAAATTTTTCCTTCCTGCTACCATGGTGAAGGCCGGGAAAGACAAGGATGGTAAGCGCTGGATCCAAGGAATTGCCAGCACCGACCATATGGACCTGCAGAACGAGTCCGTAAAGCAGGCAGGCCTAGATTTCTCGTATTTTCTAAAGCACGGCCACTTTAATAATGACCACCAGCAGGGGCCTGAGAATCTAGTAGGGGAGCCCACAGAGGCCAAACTAACTAAGGACGGCTTTTGGATTAAAGGGTTCATTTATAAAGGAAAAGAGTGTGCAGACTATTGGTGGGAGCACATCAACTCCCTAGCACAGTCTGGCTCTGATAGAAAAGTGGGCTTTTCTATCGAAGGCAAAGTTAAAAAGAAGAGTGGTACGAAGATTGTCTCTTGTTGGATCAAGAACGTCGCTATCACTGCAAACCCTGTCAACACCAACACCTGGGCGGAGATCGCAAAGTCTCTCTCCGGGTCTCTTTTAATTGAGGGTGAAGATGAGGAAGACGAGGAAAAGGCACTATCCGCTGGGAGCGCAGGAGGATTGGCGCTTCAACCTGAATCCCTAGAGGGTTCCGAAAAAGTTACGACATACAAGTCACTGGCGGATGTTCCACCAGAGATGTCTCTTTCGCACGACGAGTACGTCACCGTACTCCAACTAGAGAAGGGGTGGAGTAGGGCCACTGCTGCAGCAGTTGTGGACGCTATCTTCATCTCCAAGGGTATCGAAAGTGTCTAAAGTAAATATGTCTATAGTGGCAAAAGCCACTAATAAGGTAAGAAAATTAAAAGCCACAAACAATTCTGTTCTGTCGGCAGCTAGTAACAACATAGGAGAGAAATAATTATGGCAACTGTAAAGAATGGCGACTTCCAGAAGTCTCTGGCCCGCCTACA